ATAACCACGGGTTTACTTTTGGTCCCAAAGCATGTCATTCCGAAAGGAGAGGTGCGCTGGAAAATTGTTGATACTCGCGAAGGTTGCTCCGAATCCCCCAAAGTTGTGACTCCTTCATGTTCTTTTGGTCCTGAACATGGTGATTGGGCCGTTGTTTCCATATCTTCTCGATCCAAGCGAAATCTGATTCCATACTTTTCCAGTCCCGACAGGAAACTCGAAGCTGACTTTGTGTGGCGGTCGCCAGAAACCCTTGGTATTGATGTTGATTTCTCCCAATTACCTGGACATCTTGCCTTTGATGAGAGGCATAACAAGGCCCAAGTGATAATGTGGAAATGGCCCTCCAAAACGTTCTTAGGCGCTTGCGGTGGGGTCTATTTGTCCCGCGGTGCCAACCCAGGCATTTTGGGCATCCATGTTGGGGGTGATCTTAGCGATTTGTCGATCGGGATGTCTTATTGTCCTACACAGCAGCAACTGTCTGATGTTCTTGTCGCATTTGCTAACAAGCCTGGTTTTGTCTTCTCCGCTGAGCAGCCTTCGAGCATTGCCCGGTCCGTCAACGGTTCACCCACTTTCTCTGAGAGTAAGGTGCTCCCGGATCGCAATTTACTTGCGGCTACTGAGTGGTTGAAGGCACAAGAATCCACTCCCCCCATTCAAAATCAGGGAGCTAGTTATGCTGGAGTACGTCCAAGTTCAGCTTTCTATAAATCTCGTGCCGTTGACACTATCATTGCTGATTCTGTGAGGAAGCTCTGGCCCGAAGCCAAATTTGGCAAACCCCGGTTCGGCCGAAGTATGTGGGCGCGTTCCGCGCGCTTTTCGTTCGATACCACACCTGGCATGCCACTTGAAGATCTAGAATGGGCCTATCTCGATTATATGACAAAATTTCAGATCATATCCCCCTTTCTCAAGCAGCATCTTCGTCCCCTCACTTGGGATGAGATATTGAACGGTATACCTGCGGTGCGTTTCATTGATGCTATGAATTGGAGTTCTTCCATGGGGATTAATTTTCCTGGTGGCAAGGGAGCCTGGACGACCGAATACATTGATAATGACACCGGCTACTTCAAGAAGGATTTCCTTAATGAAGTTAAGCACACTTGCGAC